AGAATTTCAATATTTTCAGCTTTTGTTTATGCGGTTGATTTATGGACACAATTCACTTTGCTAACTTCTAGGCCATAAGTGAAAAAGTCGATTTAGTATAATGAGTTATGAAAAATATAATTCATGGAAAGGAGGTAATAAGAATGGTTAATGCAAAAGAGCCTAAAGAAGAAAAAGCAACAGTAGTTGGCATCATCTTTATTGGTATGGGATCTTCTTGGTATCAAGGAACTGACGATATAAAAGTTGCAGTTCAATGTGCAAAGATCTGTAAATCAGATTGGAAGCATCTTTTCAAGTTTGAAAGGGATCATGCTTTTCCAGTAAATCTTTATGATTTATCTAATTGTAAAGATGGATGGTATGCCAACCATCGTGGTGTTTTTTGTGAAGCTACTAATAAAGAGCTTCCAAGAAAAAAAGTTCTATATGTTGTCAAATAGAAAAAACTAACTAAAAAGTTGTGGGCCGAAAGGCCCACCTCTAAACTTCTTCTTGCTCTACATCCTCTTCTTGAACTTCATCCTGACTAAACTGACCTACCTCTGCTTGGCCATCTACCTCCTCAAAGGCTTGGTTTAGTTTCTCGTCATCATCTAATACTGATCTTATAATTTCTTTATCTATTTCTTTATTAAATGTTGGCGACTCGATATTCATAGCCTTTGCCATAGAAAAGAATTGTAAGTCCATTGCATAATCTTTTATATTAAAGCTATCAGGATAATTGATCTCGCCATCAAAAGTAGTATTTTGAAACATAGCATAACACCTAAATAATTGTTCTTCAGCTATTTCTAAGTTATCTGCTTTTTCAGATAGTCTAGCGTTTAATAATTCAAATTCTGTTTGGAGGGCTATACCTGATGAAACTTGAGTCTTTGTAGTTCTGATAGCTCCTGTGTGGGCAATCCTATTTATAGCATCTACCTTATGTTTTATTGAATCCATGATAGAGTTTAAATTAGCTCCTGAAGGTTGTAGTAAATATGGTTTTAAATTTGGTTCTATTTCTTCAGGCATCTCGATTACTGCACCAGCTCCAGCACTTGCATTTACACTTGGAGTTTTGACAAGGCTTGGATGGTTTGTTAATCTAATAAGTTGTTCTATTTCAGAATATTCGTTGTATATCGCTTTTTGCAAATCAGCTATGTCAGTAAGGTCTGACTGGCCAATCCCTCTCTTGTGCGATTTGGAATTGTATAAAATAACTGCTGGTATTTTGCCAATCAGATTATCGGCAGTATCTATTATAGAAGGTTCATCGTTGTCTTTTTGATAGATAGTATCAATTCGATCAGGATACCAAACCCTCATGTAGATACCTCCCTCTTTATCAACCTCTTCTCTTATTTTTAAATAATCTAGATAGTATTTACCATTGGCCTCACGTTTAAAGTTCCAGTCTAAAGCATTCTCTGGTGTAACGATTGAAACGTAAGGTCTAATATCTTGATTAAGTTCTTCTGCCCTTGTTCTTGTTTGTATTGCTGGTTTATCTAAAATTAAAAAACAATGCCCATAAATAGATGCATAGTTTTGTGCTTGTTTAATTACTGAGTTAAAATTATTACCATCTAAATCTGCGTCTTTTAAGAATGATTCTAAACTAGGTTCATCTGCCATAGATCCAAAATCTCTAGAAGGTTTTACTCTAAATAAAAAAGATGAGTATATTTGTATAATATTTTTACAATGATTATCGCAAGGAGTATTAGCAAGTCTTTGATTAAACTCGTTATCAAGTTCTAAGTTATATCTATTTAAATATTGGCCTAAAGTATAATCGTAACCTCCATTGTAACTTCTGATATAATACTCCCAATTGTTAACTGTTTCTTTATAATCTTTATGAGTATCTAGAGCCTGATCTTTTGTATATGCCATTCGTTCCTTCTTTTACATTCCATCTTTGCGGAGTTCCAATTGGACTTTTTATTGTCAAAGGTTTTACATAGTCGACTAAGTAACCAACCGCATCGCACATATGATCAAAACCTTCCTCCTTGTCAGGAATATTGGTATTTTCTTTATAGACCTGACGTTGTAATCCTTTTAATATAGTTTTACAAGAATTGCTAACAAAAATATGCCTCTGCCCATTAGAATCCTTAAGTCTTGAGTTTACATTATTAACTCTGTCTCTAATAGCAGAATGCTTTAGTTTTGCTTTTACATTGAACCCAGCGTTTTGCAAAATAGACAAATCAGTTTTACCTCCAGCAGATGTTTTACGTTGTCTACAAGCTGGATCAGGATATATATAAATAGGTATTTTAGAACCATATCGATCTCTTATTTCCTGGCACATTTCATCAGTGTTTGAGCCATAAATTACTATCTCATCTACAAATATTATTTTATCTTTTACAATATGAGAAACACAAGCTGACATTGGATCTACGTTAAAATCTAGTCCAATATGCAGTGGTCTAGTAAAATCTAAGTGTTGTTCGACTACACTCTCTACAGGATGAAAATTATAATATACTTGCCCAGCATAGTTTTCAAAAGTTCCCTCAAACTCTTGTCTAAAGGTTCTAATATCTATATCTTGTTTTGCTTGATCTAATTCTTCTTTTGATACCATTCCACCTTGCAGAGTCGTATATTGAAAACTATCCCATTCTTTTGGATCTTGCGATCCTTTTAAAAACATTTCATAACTCCAATTACCAAAGCCACGTGGAGTACCGCACATAAGTACTCGGCCCTGAGTATCAGAAACAGAGGCTCTTAATACCTCAAACCAGGTACGTTTATCTATATCAGCAAACTCATCTAACACTAAAAAGTTTATCCCACTGCCACGCAGAGCATCAAAATTTTCCGCACCTTTTAGAGCAATGATACTATTTGTTTTTCTAATTCTAATAGTAAGAGTAGTTTCGTTTATATCCTCAATCCAATTGTATTTAGAAAGTATTTGTTTTAAATCACTCCAGCAAATCTCTTTAGCCATTTTAAAGGTGGGAGCTACATACCATATAACTTGATTAGGTATAGATGCCTGTTTCATCATCTCTATAATAGTCAAAAAGGTTTTACCAAATCTACGACCTGAAATTAAAACTCTAAACCTTTTATTTGATGATGATACTTGATACTGCGGTCTTGTTAGATTGATTTTCATGACAACCAAATTTTATGTAGATATTATATTTATTAACATCTTCTCGGCCAAGTTCTACTATTTTATTGTACGATTGATTATAGCCATCTAACATACACTCATATGCATCCTTATACTCTACCTCTGATTGAAAAGGTGGAAGACAAGTAGTTTTTCCTTCTACTACTGAACACAACAAAAAAGTTAAAATAAAATTCATTTCTTTTTTCTTTTTGCATAATACTTTCTATGAGTTTGTACTCTCCAAGACCAGTGGAAAATACGACGTGCAATTTTACCTATACTTTCTACAAACCAATCAATCATTGTAATACTCATAAATTATTTAATAATCCTTAATATCTTTTTTTGTCCCATATAGATTTCAGTTTCTGCTTGGACTTTTTTACAACTGAAAACGACTCTTTCAGGATTAACTTCACGTTCAGCAACCCTTTTAGATTTTAAACAAGAACTCATCTTATCTTTATAAACGTGCTCTATAACGTTTCCATTTAGAGTTAATATTAAAGCAACAACTAACTCAGTAATCTTTTCCATTTGCTCTTACCTTATCTTTTAATTTTTCTAAATCACTTAATAATCTATCTACATCCTTTTGCAGTCTTGTTATGTTTGTAGCATTATGTCTAGACTCTTTTAATTCTTCCTGGATATCCTCTATATCTTTTAAAGCATCCTCGATAAGTAAAAATTGTTCCGCATCTGCTGGTAATGATCCAAGCTCACCTCTTGGCCATTTTATAGAAAACTCAACTGCCTTCTCTAAGTCCTTATGCATAAGTTTACTATCGGACTCAAGTATATTTAATCTTTCTACAATACCAAAATAGGCCCATACACCAATCGCAACCGCTGAGACGATTGATATAAGATTTTTAAGAGGCATCGATATACCAGTGTTTTCTGATACAGATATTCTTTTCATAACTTAGATCCCTTCCGCCAGGCCCTTATGCTCCAGAAAGCTGGACTCAAAGATTTTTGCCCACGAACCTTTGCAAGTATAGGTCTAAACCTTGCAAAAAACATACGTTGCCTAACAGGGTTATTTCTTTTTATTGAGAGGTTGGGATCGCCAAATCTTACAATATTCACTTTGCCTGTTGCCTTATTACGAACATAAACACCAAACTTTTTAGATCTTCCTGGAGTTCTAAAAGGTTTATTGAGAGTTACAGATCTGCCTTTGAATTTTGCCATTCAAAGTTTTTATCATAAATCAATTACAGATACACCCAAAAAAATCGCCACT